CTACGCTCACCAAGACTACATTCAGATTTTAGAAGGCATCAGGCAAGCGGTAGAAACCGAAGAGAAGTACCGATGGCTGATGACCGCAGCGCAGGCGCGAATAGAGTGCTGGAGAACGGAGCAATACTCAGCCCGAATCGAGATGAAGGCCACCTCTTGAACAACAAACTAAACACTAAGGAACGGCTACACCTTGCAAGGGTTAAGAGCTTGTCATGCTCAGTATGTAACGCACCTGGCCCAAGTGAAGCTCACCACTTTAAACAAGGGCTACAGTACACTTGCATCGCCGTCTGTGTGGACTGCCATAGAAATCCAGTTCTAGGCTGGCATGGGCAAAAGAGAGCATGGGCTATTCATAAGATGGATGAAATTGACGCCCTGAATGAAACGATCCGCAAATTATGCGAGGAAATGCCCTCAAAAATCGATAAAAGCCCGTTCTAGGCGTTTTCTAGACTTGGATGATGTAGCACTAGTGAAATGAAAATAATCGCTGTAATCGCTGATTTTAGACAAAAGAAAACCCGCACAATGGCGGGTCAAGGGTTAGCGTTTGGTCAATATTCGAAGGATTAGGGCGAGAGTTGCATAGATCATTCAGCAACTCCACAAAGTCTCTAAAGCATCATCAAGGCCGATTCCATCGTCAAATGAAGCCTTAGCGTATTCACCCCACCAGTAACCCTCAACTAGTTTTGTGCGTGTATTAACCCAGATATTAGGGCCACCAAAGGCAACAAGAACCCTAGCGCCTAAATATTCACGTTTGCTGTTGACAATATATTCAATGTCTAAAGCGTCTTGGAGATAGTCAAAAGCGTTTAGTTCTTCGCCGTCATCGTTAAGATCAGCACTATCGAAGCCATCTGTTAAGCGACGGGCGATTTCTTGCACATGATCTTGCAAGCGAGTTTCAGTTTCAATTGTCATATTTACACCTATTAAGTTGAAACCTTGGGAAATTCCAAGGCCATAAGCCCCTAAGTTAAGGGCTTACAGTCTTAAAATTACATATAAAAACGGGTTTTGTCAGCGGTCAACTCATTAAAGCGGTCAATGTAGCGCTTAATTTGAGCTTCATCATCATCGAATGTATTGTGAATAACGGTTGAACGTTCCTTGATAAGCCATTGATGATAGTAGTCAGCGCCTTCGGTTTCGAATAGGCTTAGAGCAAAATCAGCATCTAAGGCCGCTTGATCCTCTGGGAAATTGTTAATTGCAGCTTGATAAAAAGTCATTGTGTACGCCTATTAAAAAAGAAAAAGAGAGATTATTTAACTAGGACGTCAAAATAAGCCAATAAGCCCGCGCATAAGCAAAGCCCTAAGCCAATGGCCGTCAGATAGTCTAAAAGATCGTTTTTCATGCTGCCACCTCTTTATTGAAATGATGTTCCCTTAAAACAGATTCAAGGTAATAGCACAATGGCTCTACACGGGACAATTGACGAGAATTGATGTCAAGGGTTGCCTGACTCTTTAAAGTGGCTCTCTCGTCGATTAGGTTGATTTTGCGAAGGCACATTGTTAGATGAATCTCTGACAGTTCATCTAAAGTGAGGTCGATTTTGAATTCAGGGTTTTTCATGTTGACACCTATTGAGTTGATAAAAGAGAGAGCGTTTTTTCTACCCTCTCACATATATAGCGCGAAAGAATCGTGCCAACTCTCGCAAGTTGTTGATTCTATTGACCCCTCCAAATCCCTAATAGGGTTTACCCTGAGAATTAAAGTATGCAATAATTAAATAAATCAATTTTCAGGGGAAAAATCAAATGCCTGGACGACATCCGCAAATTGACACAACCCAGTTTCGCAGAAAACTAGACAACCCTAAGAGAACGATTCTTTTAGCTGCTGGACAAGGGAATATCACTAAAGGTTTTGAGAATGTTCTAGCCATCTATCAGCACTTGCATTCCATTGGTTACAGAGCAGACAACCCGATTGAGCAGATAGCATTCGTTACGATTGAATCCGTGAATAAAGAATCAGCCCTTAGTAGATGAATCTATAGGGAGTAAGACAAGGATAGATGTAGGGAACGGATAGACAAACACAATGACAGACAGTAATTCAAGTACCCTAGAAATGGTGCATCACTATCTCTCACCCTTCTAAACACAAATAAGAATCATTCGCATTTAGATATTAGTTATGACCTATAACGATTGGCAGTAGGTAGAAACCCTAAGTGTATGGAAAGACAGGGGGGGAGGGGGTAGGTGGGAGGAGTAGATATTTGTGGTACATCCCCCATTCAGAAAAAAGGAAATCAAATGGAAACGCTAAAACGAGGACGAGGACGACCAAAAGGAAGTGTCAAAATGACGATACAGAGGTTTGCTGATAACCCGCCTGCTGTATTGCCTAAGACAGACCACCAGAGGCTCAAGGAGCTTAAGGAGTTGATGATTAGGAGTGGGGGTAAGGATGTTGCTCAGAAGGTCATAGAGATAGCTTTAAACGATGACCACCCACATCAATTGGTTGCTCTTAAAATGTGTTTAGACAGGACATTGCCTGTTTCTATGTTTGAGAAGGATAAGAGCCAAAGGAGTGCTGTGACGATTTCGATTACTGGTTTAGGAATAGAACCAACTGTTATTGACCAAGCAGAGGATATAGATTACACTATAAAGAATAGTGAAATGGAGTAATTATGCCTCGCCTTCTGCCTGTTGATGTTCTTAAAGCAAACGTCTCTTATGATCCTGAAACTGGTTTGTTTACTAGATTAAAGAACCATCCAAAGAGAAAATACCTAGCTGGTTCTGTTACTGGTGTACCAAGACCTGATGGGTATTTGCAAGTAATGATAGAAGGCAAGATATACCTAGCCCATAGGCTTGCATGGTTATATGTTCATGGAGTTATGCCTACACACTACATTGACCATATCAATGGCGTTAAAAACGATAACAGGCTTGTTAATTTGCGTGATGTAAGACAGACTATAAACCTACAAAACCTTAAGAGAGGAAAGAAGAATTCTGTTTCTTCGTCTTATCTTGGGGTTAGCTTCTCTAATAAAGGAACTTGTAAAGAAAAGCCGTTCCGAGCTAGGATTGTTGTTGATAAAAAAGAAATATTCCTTGGTTCATACGCAACGGAAGAAGACGCTCACAATGCCTACCTTATTGCTAAACGCAAATACCATGAAGGATGCTCAATCTAATGGCTGACCTAAACTTTTCGCTTCTGCCGTGGCAACAGACTGTTTTCCGCGATTCCACGAGGTTCAAGGTAGTAGCTGCTGGTCGTAGGTGTGGTAAGTCTAGGATGGCTGCAGTAACGCTCTTGATTGAGGGTTTAAAGTGTCCACAAGGCTCTGCGGTACTCTATGTATCACCTACTATGGGACAGTCCAGACAGATTATCTGGGACTTGCTGTTAGACCTTGGAAGAGACATTATCCAGAACTCCCATGTGAACAACTTGGATATTACTCTGATAAACGGAGCAAGAATCTATGTTCGTGGTGCTGATAGACCAGATACCCTTCGTGGTGTGTCTTTGACCTATGCCGTACTGGACGAGGTAGCTGACATCAAGCCTGAAGCATGGGAACAGGTTATTCGGGCTTCTTTGTCTGATAAACGAGGAAGAGCCTTGTTTATTGGGACTCCTAAAGGGCGTAATTGGTTCTACGACACCTTTAAACTGGGTGAGAGTGACGATGATCCTGACTGGAAGAGTTGGCACTTCACCACCGCAGATAATCCTTTGATTGACCAAAAAGAGATTGAGTCTGCCAAGAAGACCCTGAGTTCCTTTGCTTTTAAACAAGAGTACATGGCGAGCTTTACCAATGCTGGATCGGACATCTTCAAGGAAGAATGGATCAAGTATGGTGTAGAGCCAGATTATGGGTCTTATTACGTTGCTGTTGACCTTGCGGGATTTGAAGAGGTTGCCAAACAAGCCGCTAACTCTAAGAAGCGTTTGGATGAATCGGCTATTGCCATTGTGAAGGTAACAGACGATGGGAAATGGTTTGTCAAAGAGATTCTTCACGGCAGATGGGATATCCGTGAGACGGCATCTAAGATTCTGATGGCTATTCGGGACTACCGACCTTTGGTGGTTGGTATAGAGAGAGGGGCGCTAAAGAACGCTGTTTTGCCCTACCTGAGTGACCTTATGCGAAAAAACAACACTTTTGCGCATATTCAGGATTTAACCCATGGGAATAGAAAAAAAGCGGATCGAATCATTTGGTCATTGCAAGGAAGGTTCGAGCATGGCAGAATTGTGTTAAATTCAGAAGAAGATTGGGACGAGTTTGTTGACCAATTGATTTTGTTTCCTGCTCAAGGCGTTCATGACGACTTGCCTGATGCTTTGAGCTACATTGACCAACTGGCTGTTACATCCTATATGGAAGAGGATGACAGTGAGGATTGGGAGCCGATAGATATTATCTCAGGGGTATAAGATGGAATTCCAAGAACCCAGCGAATCTGACAAAGAGCTTGTTGACTTCGTTACTAGCCATTGTGATCGCTGGCGCGACTACCGTGATACCAACTATCTAACCGAATGGTTGGAATACGAGCGTATCTTTAATGGTGAATGGGATGCTCAAGACAAAACCCGTGAGTCCGAGCGTTCAAGAATTGTTACCCCCGCTACCCAACAAGCTGTTGAAACCCGCCATGCCGAAATCATGGAAGCTATCTTTGGTCAGGGTGAGTTCTTTGACATCCAAGACGACATCCGTGATGTCAACAACAATCCATTAGATGTTGCTGCTATCAAGGCTCAACTCATGGAAGACTTCAAGGTTGATAAGATTCGTAAATCTATTGACCAAATTGAGCTGTTGGCAGAACTCTATGGTACTGGTATCGGTGAGATTGTTGTCAAAACAGAGAAGGTGCTACTCAAGCAATCCCTGGTCAAATAGGTCAAGCGGCTATTGGTGTTGTCGAAAAAGACCGAATTGCTGTAAAGATTGTTCCTGTTAACCCTAGAAACTTCTTATTTGACCCTAACGGCACATCTATTGATGACTGTATGGGTGTGGCTATTGAGAAGTATGTTTCTATCCACAAGGTCGTCAAAGGTCAGGAAGATGGCATCTATCGCAAAGTAGAAATTGGTACTGATTCGATGGACACGGACTTAGAGCCTACTCAAGAGATTACTCAGTACGAAGACGACAAAGTTAAGTTGTTGACCTACTATGGGCTAGTTCCTCGTGAATACATTGAGCAACTGGAAAACGAAGACGGTGAAGTTGTAGATTTGTTCCCTGAAGACTCTGTTCAGGATGACTATTCCGATCTGGTTGAGGCAATTGTTGTGATTGCCAATGATGGCGTTCTTCTGAAGGCAGAAAAGAACCCATACATGATGAAAGACCGCCCAATTCTTGCGTATCAGGACGACACAGTTCCTAATCGTTTGTTGGGTCGTGGTACTGTTGAGAAGGCTTACAACTCACAAAAGGCTATTGATGCCCAAGTTCGTAGCCACTTAGACTCTTTGGCGTTGACTACAAGCCCAATGATGGCTATGGATGCTACTCGTTTGCCTCGTGGTGCTAAGTTTGAAGTTAAGCCAGGTAAAGCTATTCTGACAAACGGCAATCCTAATGAGATTCTGTTCCCATTCAAGTTTGGCAATACTGATGGCTCTAACCTGACGACTGCTAAAGAGTTTGAGCGTATGCTTTTACAGGCTACTGGTACGCTAGATTCTCAAGGAATGGTATCTGCTGTATCTCGTGATGCAGGTCAAGGTGGTATTTCGATGGCTGTAGCCTCGATTATCAAGAAATATAAGCGTACCTTGGTGAACTTCCAAGAGGATTTCATGATCCCCTTCATCACCAAAGCAACATACCGCTATATGCAGTTCGACCCAGAGCGTTATCCTACTGTGGATATGAAGTTTATTCCGACTGCCGCATTGGGGATCATTGCTCGTGAGCATGAACAACAGCAGTTTATTGCGCTTTTGCAGACCCTTGGCCCAAATACTCCTGTTTTGCCAGTCATTCTCAAAGGAATCATGGCGAATTCCTCTTTGTCAAACCGTTTTGAGTTGATTGAGATGCTCGACAAGATGTCCCAAGGTGACCCACAAGCCCAACAAGCTCAGGCAATGCAACAACAGTTGGCTATGCAGTTGGCTCAGGCTCAGATTGCTGTCCAAACAACCCAAGCAAAGCAGAATGAAGCAGAGGCTCAGTTGATGCCTATTGAGTTGCAAGCTAAGAGCATGGCTGCTACTACTAAGAATCTGCCAAACGAAGATGCTTTGGCTTCTAAAGAGTTTGATAAACGAGTCAAGATTGCTGAATTGATGCTCAAAGAAGCTGATATTCAGAACAAGGCTAAGATTGTTGAAAAACAGATGACTAAGCAATGACCCCTGAACTTCAAAAGTACTATGAAGAGCGATTTTCCATGATGTCCACTCAAGGTTGGGTGGATTTAATGGAGGATATTGACAAGATCATTGAACCTTTAAATAATATTTCAACAATTACAGACGAAAAAAGTCTACAATTTCGTAAAGGTGAGTTATCAATACTTATTTGGCTGAAAAACTTGAAACAAGTCAGCGAGCGAGCATTTGAGGACTTAAATGAAAAGAATGTATGAATTTGCCTGTGTAAATGGGCATAAAACAGAGAGATTTGTTGATTATGAGGCAACAAAACTCGTATGTGATTGTGGTGAGGAAACTCATCGCATTCTATCCGCGCCGGCTTTTAGATTAGAAGGTTGGTCTGGCTCTTTCCCAACAGCACATGCTAAAT